TGCTGCAGTTGCTCCTCGTACTTCGAATGCATCTGCTGACTCATCATACAATCCATACGCACCAGCCGAAGCACCAAAGAATTTTACATCATAACCAGTGTCATCGACACCAACTGTAACAGTAGAACTAAATTGAGAAGCTCCACTTACGTCAAGAGCACCATTAAGATCAAGAGTTGTTGTAGCAATTTCTACTTCAGTGTCTGCATCAATGTCTAATTGTCCATCTGTACTTGAACTAATAGATAAAGCTGAATCTCTAAAAAGAAGTTTATTAGTTGAGTTTAAAGTTAAACCTGTTCCATCAGTATGAGTTAAAGTTGTATCTGAATCTGCACCAAAACTTAATACAGCAGAGTCACTTAACAATTTAAGATCATCACCAATGACAGCATCTTTTGCTACAGATAATCCACCATCAGTCTGTAATGAGCCATCTGTTGTAGAAGTTGCTTCAGTAGTATCATCTGTTTTTACAATACCACTAGCTGTAACTGTAGTAGCAGTTAATGCTTGTGCAGCAATCGTGCTACCTGATTGTGCAGTGAAAGTATTCGCTGTAAATTGAAAATCATCAGCTCCTGCAATTTTAATATCTATTTGATCATCTGTATCTGCTGTAATACTTGTATCCGCATCAGCATCTAAAATTAATTCATTACCATTTAAATCATGTCCACCAACTCCACCACCAACATTTGTATCAACAACATCGGTACCATTAGCGTATAAAATTTTTGTTCCTTTATCAGAAGCTCCCCAAGTAACTCCAGTTTGCCCAGAAACTTTTACTGTAAGTGTATAGGCTCCTGCAGTCTGGTTGTCCATGATCCACCATTTTTCTACAGCAGGAACAGTTATTGTTCTATTAGCACTTAGTGTACCTGTAAAAGCAATAACAGCATTTCTTATAGAATCACCAGTAGAACCATCTGTTAGAGATAATGTTTGATCTGAATTAGCAGATATCGCTACATAACCACGAACTGCTTCTTCTAAAATTTGTAAATTAACATTAGTCTTTGTACCCCAGTTACCAGCGTTTTCGCCAGTGGTCATTAACTCTGTACCAAGATCCGTATAACTTGATGCCATATTCCTCCTACGCGCTTCCTACAAATACTTCTACATCAACAGAAGCAGTGTCTGCCGTTGCTGTAATATCTACTAAATCATTAAAAGATACTGTTAATGCAGATCCACTCGCATGCATAGTATCTATAACTCCACCACTATTATCACCAGGATATATAAACGAGTGGCCAGCGTCTACTTTAATTGCAAACTCTGTACTATCTTCATCTCTAAATATTAATGTAAGATGATTGCTTGAATCTAAATTTGTAATTCTAATATATCTAACATCGTCTTCATCAAATTGACCTGCTAAATAACTTTTTGATAAATCTGTTGCAGAAGTTGTAGCAAAACCTAGTAAGCCTGTTTCAGTAGTTGAAATGGTTACTATTCTTTTAACAATTTCATTAACACTAGAAATATCTAATGATCTTTCGCTGTTGTAACTATTATTGTTTAGTGTGATTTCTTCGATTACTTTAGTTGTTAGTGTTGCCATTAGTTTTTACCTTTGTTCATAATTTTAAACTCTTTTTTAGATTCTATATTTCTATCTAATGTTTTTTTTGATGGCTTATAAGGTGGATTTTTAAACAGTTTTGAAGGTTTCTTTCCTCTAGATTTAAAAGCATCTGCTGTCTTTGTAATTACTTTTGCTATTCCCATTCCTAATGTTTTAAGTGTCATATTTTCTCCTTACGGTGACTGAACGTTAACTGGTATACGTGGTTCCCCATCCGTATAGTCGTCTCGTCTTCGTCTCCCTATTTGTTCTGCACCAAACTTTTGTACTTCAGTTTGATATTTTTGTTCGTATAAGTTTAACATATCCATTGGACCTTTTAAATAGCTAAATGCTTCTACCAAACATGCATATAAAAGTCCATTTCCAAAATTAGTGCTAAGATAAGTTGTAGTATTTGCTGAGCTCAATCCTAAAGGTCTAGAATTGTAATGCATTTTGTACATAAATGCTGAACTAGGAGTAGGTACAATTGTAACTTTTCCTGATGAAGCGGCTCCTGCTCCTGTAGCTCCTCCAGACATTGCATAATATTTTGGAGTTCCAGTAGTAGTTTCTGCTGCATCAAATTCTCTTAAATAACTAATATCCTTCTTTTGTAACCAACTATTAGCTCCAGTTGCAGCTGTTGTTGAAGTATAAACCTGTATGCCTCTTACAAATAAAGTACCTGCTGGTACATTAATGTTATCTTTTGAAGCAACTAAATTGCCTATAACTTCTTTTCTATCAGCATCAATTGGAACATCTCTAAAAATTCTTAATTCTGAATTATCTATAAATTGATCCGTAATAGTACTAGATAATACAGAAGTACCAACTTCAGTATAATTTTGAATTGCTGTTGTAAGTGTTGAATATGTAAATCCGGCCATTATTTTTTACCTTCTTTTTTCTTCCAATATTCTTTTGTATACTTAGAATCACTGGTCATAACTTCATGATATCTATCAACCATAGATGGACTAGCACTATGTTTTTTTCTTTTCATAACTTCATTCATACTAGAAATAATTTTATCTTTTTTACCTGTCTTATCTAATTTGTATACAGTATCAAAATGTTCTTCAGCATCAGTCTTCTTTTTGCTTTTTGCTAACTTACTATAGATTTGTTTTCCAACTTGGAAACTTTTATGAAATTTATTAACCATTATGCACTAAGAGTTGCTGGTCCTATTGAGACTGGAAACCCTCCTCCTTTCACGCTACCTGCTGTTGCAGTGTTTGTATCAACTGTAAAATAAAACCAATTGTCAGTTTCATCTGTGTCTCTACTACCACTAACATACTTGCCTGTAGTAATAGCATACCCAGCTGCTTTTGCAATATTGGAACCCGCTATACCATCAAAGCTGCCTGGATTACCATATCCTGCAGAACCATTTGAAACTGTTGGTGCTCCTCTAAATCTATAAGTATCTCCATTTGTTAAACCATGATCTGGTGCATATACATTTATAATTCCTGATGAAGCCGCGTACGTGGTAAATGGATCATGGGGCAATAATTGTGCTACATCATTTTCAGTTCTATCTGATCTTACATTCTCCAAAGCTTGGGCATCTCCACCATGTGGTTTTGGTTCTAATTGTGGATGCTTTGGTTCAAATTCAGATTTATGAACAAACATACCATTCCATTCTTTAACCATTTCATTATATGGAAATTCCATTCCTGATCTATCAGATATTGCTTTTGCGTGTTTTCCTCTTGCGTATGCCATTATATATTCGGATAATAATTTTTCGGAGTTATATAAGTGCTTGCTGCAGATCCGTCTTCTGACAGGGCACGTGCCAATTCATCTTCATAATAAAGTTTTAATTCTTGTGATCTCTGTGGTGTAAATTTTTGTGATAAATAAAAAGCTAATCCAGAAACTAAACAAGGCATAAATCTATATGGAGCATTTGATGCATCTGTATATGTTGCATCAAAATCTTCTAATCTTTTTACATAATAAATATGCATGTCTTTAGAAGCCGCTGTTGAGTCTGGTGTTGGATAAACTGTAACAGTAGTTTTATCTACAAATCTTTGTACAAAATATTGAGAAGGTGTTCCTTTAGATAATTTACTTGATAAAGCAGAATAAGCTGATCTTGCTATTTTGGTCATTGAAGAATCAGATTGAGTTGTTTGTGTTCTATTTTGTCTGTATGTTGCTTCTAATACATCAGCCATTCCATAAACACTTGCTGGAGCAGTTGTCACGGAACTTGTACCATCACTACTTGCTCTATAGAAAGTATATTCAGCTTGTCCTTCAATTAAATCAATATTAGTTTCAGCTACTTGCCAATAATGTAAGCCTCTGTTGCCCCATTCCTGGAACAAAAGATTTAAAGATGTTCTAGCTGATTTTAACTGATAACCACTTACTGCTGAAATACCAAGTCTCTCGTAAGCTTCTTGTATAATTTCATCAACAGCAAATGTTTTATCGAACGTTACTGTTCCAGAAGTAGTATTAGCCATGCTCTACCTCCTAATCAGAATATAACTTTTTAAATTCTGCTATAACCGTATACATGTTCGCAGCATCGGCTGTGCTTGGAACCACAAAGTTAACATCACTTTCATTAGTATTTGCTGATTTGTCGGTTTTAATTCCACCAAATTCTCTAAAATCCCAATAGCCTGATCCTGTTAAACCGATAATTGGAATATCACCATCGTCATCTTCTTCATCTAAACGTGCGTATGAATCTCCACCATCACCGCCTTGACAAGAAAACCATATTCTTTGTAATACTAAGTGTGCACAAGAAGAACCTTCGTTATTTGTTGCCATTGCAGAAACATCTCCAAATACAGTTGTTGCACCTGATCCGTCTGATTGATTTACTATTTTAATAACAACCCTTGCATCATTTTCTTGCAAGATAGTTGGTCCTGTTACTGTGTCTGCCATAATCCCTCCTTAATTAAGATTACTAGATGGGGCCGAAGCCCCATCATAAAGTTAGTTATTATTGATCTGCAAATGCAGGTGCATCTGCACCTTCTGAGAAGCCCCAAATTAGCCAATTAGTACTGTCTTTAGCTAAAATGTTAATCTCCATACCACCAAAGTCTGTAAGAGTTAAGGTAGAGTTGGAGTTTCCATCAGAATAAACAGTTACGTTATCAGCATTTGAATCTGCATGAACAACGCCACCAATGAAGTAATTAGCATCAGCACCTGTATCAAAGATAAGGTTTTCTGTTTCTTCTGCAGCGCCACCATAAATAAATTTAAAGTGTGCACCAGCAACAGGTGATGGTAATGTAATTGTTCTATTTGCTGTGATCGCTGGAACTACAAGTAGTCTTCCACTATGTGTAGCATTAGTGAGAGTTTTATCTTCATCTCCCAATGTAACAGGTCCATCACCTAAAGTGATGACTTCAGTAATCGTTCCAGTAGATGCCGCTTTACTGACTGTTTTAAA